ACCGGGGATGCTACTTCCAAAGTTGCTATCTATGATGAAAAGATTGCTACCGAACGAGAAAACATAGCACAAGCCAAACGAGCACTAGAACAAATGAATGCACAAGTAGACCAAATGTTAGGTCGTACTGATACGGATAGAGGTGCTGAACGAGCAGTAGTCATTAGAAAAAATCAAACCCGAGAGCGAGCTGCGTTAAACACAGAAATTAATAAAGCACAAAAAGAAATTCAACGACTACAAGCCGAGCGAGCACCATTTGCTTCTGAGGCCAGAAAGGTAGAAGCCGAAGTCGGACCTATCAAATATATCGCTGCCCTTATATACGGCGACAATCCCGATCAAAACGTTCTTGAGCGGGCTGTACGCTGGGTTATTATTCTTATTGTGGTTGTTTTTGATCCGCTGGCCTTGACGCTTATCCTTGCTGCCAACAAACAGTTTGAATGGGCAAGACAAGGCACCGGTGGTTGGGTACATGATGAGGAAGAAAAAATTGCTTCGGTAGTTGCTGCGACTGATGAAGCCCTAGCAGAGTCGCCACCTCCGCATGATTCCACCCAGGACGATCAAGCTGCAATGAACATCAATCCAGAACCAATTGGTATGGAGATCAGACCATTTACTGAAGAAGAAATCGCAGCCCTTGACCAGTATGCAAATACGATACCAGCACACGATTCTATCCAATCGGAAGAGGAGTTTTTTGCCCGTGCTGAATATGCCGCACTTACAGCTGATGTGTTAGATGAACAACAACGTGCCGAACAAGCAAATGCCGTAATTGCAGAAATACCTCGACCAGAACCAGACCTTGACATTCCTATCTTAGAAAATGAGGAAATGTGGGCACAGCGTGTGATTGATGAGCACGATGAAAAATTCAAATACGAAGCCGACGATGGCGCATTAACAGATGAACAAATTGCTCAAGTTAAAGCATCAGTGGAGGAAGAATACCCTAATGTTGCGGCTGCTGACAATGCAGCAAAGTCAGTAGAGGAAGAGGTACCGCAACCACCTCCTGTGGATGAATTCAATACACCAATTCGACGCGGCGCAGATTATGCTGTGCGCTACAAAGGTAAAGTTTATAATCTAGATGCTTTTAATAAACTATACCCTAGCATGGCTATACAAGCCGATAACGAAACATTAGACAATGCCAGCCAATGTGGCTTCGGAGAACGTTTTCCAGATAGTCCCATGAAAGGCGATATGTTTATCAGGACTGATTATCTTCCTGACCGATTATTCAAATGGAACGGCATCAAATGGATTGAAGTAGACAAAACAACCACTGACAGTTACACTTACAATCAGGCTTACATACAACACTTGATTCAAAAGCTAGAAGCTGGCGAATACGAAATTGAAGATCTTAGCGATGCTGAACAGGCACAAGTTGAACAACAGATTGAACAAATTTTAAAAAATAACAATGGTTAGTAATTTAGTTACGCCCCCAGACATTGTGAACAATGATTTACAATCGATTGTGCTAGTAGAGCCGGAACAGGTGGATCTAGATGCAATTATTAATTTCTGTAGGCACTCTCCCCGGGCGTTTAATGTATATGTTTATACTCCTAACATGAATAACACAAACTGGTTAGAGCGAGCAGTAGAAGCAAGTGATGCAGTAATTGTTAATTCAAGATCTAACAGTTACAAGGATCTATGTTTGTTAGATAAAACATATTATTATGGAGAACATTTATACTTGGAAAATCCTAGAAAAATTTCAGATCCATTACATTACTTTGTAACACAATTAAGTTAGATAAATAGTCCTATGTACGATAAATCAAATAAAGTTAACGGAAATCTTGTCATTGTCACACACGACAACGTAGAAAAAGCTTTGCGTAAATTTAAAAAGAAAGTGGCAGAATCAGGTCTACTTCAAGAATTGCGCGAACGTGAAACCTATGAAAAACCAACAACTAGACGTAAAAAGGCACACAACGCTGCTGTTCGTCGTTGGAAGAAAAAACTAGCCGACGAACAACTGCCCAAAAAAATGTACTAATGTATATTGAATTTCGCTTGCCATCAGGCGCAGGCGGCGCCGCAGCTGGCACAGCACTTGCTCAAATTAATATAGATATTGATCGTTGGGTAAAAAAATACGATATAAAATCGTATAGAACAAAAATACACAAATACACATATAGATTGAGTCTTTCCAATGACAAAGTCTATACACATTTTGCTTTAACTTGGGATCCGGTATACAATGCATCTAGAAATTTTGTGTTTAAAAATCCTGACAACAACTAAGAAATTGTTTTAATTAGTTTGTCTAATATTTTAAATTTAAATTCTTCACTCTGCACCATCTGCAAATTGTGATGTCTTCTTTCGTATGTGTCCTGCCAGATTTTATCTAAATCCTTGCACATCAAATTATCTACTATATCCAAGATAGCAGAAATTTTGTCTCTAATATCTTTTGGTGATGATCCTAAAATATTATCATAGCGTTGATGATCAATGATATCATTGAATGTATCTAGTCCTAAATCATTTAAATGCTTTATAATACCCGGTGGCCCCAAGCATAATAATAATTGTCCTGAAAAAAACGGTTTCCAAATTTTTTCACTCACAAATTGTTCAGTTATCCCAGATTCGGTTATATAATCAATGTATGATAATTCGTGTGCTCTACTGGCATTTCCCACGTAAGCCCAACCCACCGGATCGGGTTCGTCGGGTAAGGTAACAGTAATAGGCAAAGGCAAAGCAGATAAAATATTTTTTTCTTCTTGGGTTAATTCTGTTAAAACATAGTTTACTAGATTGTCAGTTGGAACACCATTAGGAGAATTTAACCAATGAAAGCTGGTTATAGCTTGATCAAACCACGACCTAGTACTCATATGTATTAAATTTAAAGTCCTATGCAACCACGGATTCATGTTTAAACACTGAATTGGATACGGTCTAGTTTTTTTTATGTCGTAAACTTGACGAGTGGGATTGTCTAGCGATTGAAAATAGTAAAATGGAAAATATACAATATTTTTATCCGTGGAATTGTGGTATGAAAAATTGCTAGTAACATAAGCAAACTGGTGTTTCATTTGCAATGATTTAATCCAATCGTAACATTGATCTACACAATTTGGAACAAATGATGTGTCAAATAAAATTAAATCGCAGTTGGGATTTACAAATTTGTAAATGTCTATGTCTTTATCTAAATACAAATTGTAGTCAAGTGCAGGAAAAATTTCAATTCTTTTTGTGCTGTGCTGATCACAAAATTTACGGAGTTGAAAATCTGGATTCCAAATTGGATTACCATTTCTATCTATCATTTTTTATTTACCGAACTAAAATTTTGGTTAATAAATTACTTGAAAACTGCTAATATAATTGCTATACTATATAATAAATAAACATGGATGCCGTAACGGGTCCTAACACTAACTTGCTTATTTTAAGGAGAAAATATGAGTACAATCATTGGTATTGATCTTGGTACCACTAATAGCTGCGTAGCAGTAGTCGAAAACGGAATCCCTCGAGTAATTGAAAATTCAGAAGGTGCTAGAACCACACCTAGCATTGTTGCCTACACCACTGACGAAATTCTTGTTGGTGCTAGTGCCAAGCGTCAGGCAGTAACCAATCCCAAAAACACTATCTATGCTGCCAAACGACTAATTGGTCGAAAGTTCCAAGAACAAGCAGTACAAAAAGATATCAATTTAATGCCTTACACGATTACCGAAGCTGCCAATGGTGATGCTTGGGTGTCAGCACTAGATCGAGAACTTGCACCACCACAGATTTCAGCCGAAGTTCTGCGTAAAATGAAAAAAACAGCCGAAGATTATCTTGGCCACGAAGTTACTCGAGCAGTAATTACAGTTCCTGCTTACTTTAATGACAGCCAGCGCCAAGCTACCAAAGATGCAGGAGCAATTGCTGGACTAGAAGTTCTGCGTATTATCAATGAGCCGACCGCAGCGGCATTGGCTTATGGAGCAGACAAAAGTGACAAAAAGGATCGCAAAATTGCTGTTTATGATCTTGGTGGTGGCACCTTTGATATATCTATTATCGACATCGCTGATGTGGATGGTGATAAACAATTCGAAGTACTTAGCACCAATGGGGATACATTCCTAGGCGGCGAAGACTTCGACCAACGCATTATGGATTACTTGATCACTGAGTTCAAAAGGGAAAGCGGTGTCGATCTCGCCCGAGACGTTATGGCTCTACAGCGTCTCAAAGAAGCAGCAGAAAAAACAAAAATTGAATTGAGTAACAGCACACAGACAGATGTCAACTTGCCTTACATCACTGCCGATGCTTCGGGCCCTAAACATCTTAATGTAAAGATTACTCGTGCTAAACTAGAAAGTCTAGTTGAAGACCTAATTCAACGCAGCATTGAACCTTGCCGTACAGCTATGCAGGATGCCGGTGTAATGGCGTCCGACATCGACGAAGTTATCCTTGTTGGTGGTATGACACGTATGCCTCGGGTTCAAGAAGAAGTTGAAAAATTATTTGGACGGGCACCACGACGTGATGTCAATCCAGATGAAGCAGTCGCAGTAGGAGCAGCAGTACAAGGTGCTGTCCTCGGCGGCGAACGCAAAGACGTTCTACTCCTTGACGTAACCCCACTAAGCCTAGGCATCGAAACCATGGGCGGAGTGATGACCAAACTAATACAGAAGAATACCACTATTCCCACCAAGCATAGCCAGGTATTCTCCACGGCCGAAGACAACCAGCCGGCTGTAACGATCAAAGTTTATCAAGGTGAACGTGAACTTGCACAATATAATAAACTATTAGGCGAATTTAATTTGGAAGGAATTCAACCTGCTCCACGCGGTGTACCACAAGTAGAAGTCACGCTGGATGTTGATGCCAATGGTATTCTCAAAGTAAGTGCCCGTGATAAACAAACTGGCAAAGAAAATCGGATTACTATCAAGAGTGACAGTGGTCTGAGCCGGGAGCAGATTGAAGAAATGATTCGCGATGCTGAAGCAAATGCTGATGCTGACAAGAAACAACGCGAGTTAATTGATGTAAGGAACCAAGCGGACACAGTTGTCCACAAGGTTCGCACTGATCTGAAAGAAGTTGAGGGCCGACTCTCAGAGGATCAGACGAAGACAATACAAGATGCTATCGCTAAACTAGAAGAAGCAGTATCAGGCACAGACCAAGAAGCAATTACAACTCGATTGAGTGAATTGCTTGTGGCCTCTGCTGCAATTAATGAAGTAAAGCAATCGACTACAGAGGAGTCTGCAAAGCCCAATGCGGATGACACGGTGGTTGATGCTGAGTTTACAGAAAAGAAGTAAAGAATATGCAGAGTAGATGCCCGGGTGGGGTCTACTCTCATATATGTCATAACTTGCTTAAGAAAGGAGACGACTATGACAACATATACAATTAGCACTTTTGATCTACCTACACTACATCGCCACGCCGTGGGCTTTGATAGATTATTCAATGAGCTAGGACGCACTTTTGCCAATAGCAAAGCTGATAATTATCCGCCACATAACATTGTAAAAATCGACGAGAATCACTACGCTATCCAACTTGCAGTTGCTGGCTTCAGTGAAAATGAACTGGACATTGAATACAAAGAAAATGTTCTAACGATTTGTGGCGAACAAAAGCAAAAAGACGAGTATGAATACTTGCACCGAGGAATCAGTGCTCGTAATTTTGTTCGTCATTTTACTTTAGCAGACAATGTAGAAGTGAAAGGTGCCACTGTAATCAATGGTATCCTGGCAATTAGTCTTGAGCATATTGTTCCCGAAGAACAAAAAGCCAAAAAAATTGCAATTACCTTTGCTAAGTAATATAATAACAGTAGGGGGAATAATCCCCCTACTTTAAACCTACAAGATTATGAGTAAAACAGACATTGTAGTAAAACCTCGAATTCAGGTTAAAACAAATATTAAACCTCCTAGTTTGTTCAATGTCATTTATCTTAATGACAATGTAACTACAATGGAATTTGTTGTAGAAACACTCAAAGCAATTTTTCATCATACAGAAGAAACTGCTTACGAAATTACTAAAAAAATTCACGAAGAAGGTAGCAGTGTAGTTAGTACACTGCCATATGAAATTGCTGAACAAAAAGGTGTAGAAGCTACATTATTAGCTCGTAACAATGGTTTTCCTCTCAACGTTAAATTAGAACCAGCCACTTAATGATATTCAATAAAATTCGTGAACTTAAGGACAAAGGACTTAAGATTGGGATCACCTTCTCCACTTTTGACATGCTCCACGCAGGGCATGTTGCTATGCTGGCTGAAGCTAAGAATCACTGCGATTATCTTATTGCGGGACTACAAACGGATCCCACAATTGATCGCCCTGATACGAAAAACCGACCAGTACAGAGTATTGTGGAAAGACAGATTCAACTGGCGGCGTGCCGTTATGTTGATGAAGTTGTTGTGTATCAAACCGAGCAAGATCTAATTGACTTACTTTTAATTCTTCCATTGGATGTTAGAATACTAGGTGTAGAATATGCAGATAGACCATTTACTGGAGATGCCGAATGTTATGCTCGTGGCATACAAATAGTTTTTAACGGTAGAGATCATTCGTTTAGTTCCAGCAGTCTGCGTAAGCGTGTAGCAGCAAGCGAAGCAGACAAAGCCCTAAGGAGTTAATTGTGGATGCCATGTTAGATCTTGAAACATTAAGCACTAGACCTTGGGCAGTTATTCTAACTCTAGGTGCTGTAAAATTTAGTCCCTGGGACGAGGAAGTTGACACTGATCAAGGTCTTTATCTTAAACCAGACGTGGATGAACAACTATCAATTGATCGCCATGTACAGGATCTAACTGTTGAATGGTGGGGCAAACAAACTGAAGAAGTACGAGAAGAAGCAATGGGCACAGAAGGTAGAATTAGTATTAATTCTATGCTAGATGAGCTCAATCGTTTTTTAGTTGGCGTAGATAATATTTGGTGTCAAGGCCCGGCATTTGATATTGTTATACTAGAAGACTTGTATAGACAAGTTGATAGGCCGACGCCTTGGCAATTTTGGCAGATTCGTGATAGTCGTACATTGTTTGGTGTACACGGAGATCCAAGACAAAAAGATAGACACGGTGCTCATAATGCACTAATTGATTGTTATTATCAAGCTAGAGCTGTGCAGCAGATATATAAGAATGTTGGTGTTAAAAAACGTACATATGAAAGTGCAAGCAAATAATGGATATAATTTTTTCAAGGCAAGTTGCCGAAGAACTAAGTGAACGATACACGATTCTAGAATTAGAAACTTTTGATGTTGAAGGAAAAATATTAGAAACTTTTTGTGTAGTACCCGGCGATCAGATTCCTCTTGAAGAAGTAGCTCGTCTTGATCATTGGAAAAAACTGCATAACGAATTTGTACGAGCAAACAACGAAAAAAATGCCAAACTGTGTCACGATTTACGCCCATACTTAAAAGGTAAATGGGGTGGCGAGTTAGATGAATTTTATGACATAGTTTGCGGCAGGTTTGAATACAAAGAAGAAACATAATACTTGTATATAATCGTTATAAGAGTTGATGATATATACAATATGAACAAACTTTTTGTTAGTATTTTATTAATCACTCTAACATCGATTGCCGCAGCCGAACCGAGGTCAAGAAAGATACAATCTATGTGCGGCAGTTTTGAAGATGTTCAATTGACCATGGAAAAATATGGTGAAAAGCTTGTTATAGCTACTCAAAGTCCTAACGAGAAAACTGTTAATTTATTGTACGCTAATTTTGAGACACAAACTACCAGCTGGTTTATACACGATTTACAAACCGACGAGTATTGTATGCTAGGCGTAGGAGATAAAATTTATATACCTGACACAAGTCCTTTGAATACAGGCACAGGAATAGGAAAAAAAATTATTTACAAATAACCTGGTTGATCCAGGTTTTTTTATGATCGAGGAGAATACCATGAGCTGGTTTGCTCACCGTCCCACCAGAAATCCACCGCAACCTGTACCAGTCACACCACCACATCGTATGTAATGCCACATAATTGCTAGGTTTTTTGCGTAAATAGCAAAGTAGACATCAAATAAAAATAATAAGAGTCTACTTTAAAGGAGCTAACAAAAATGAAATACCTCAGCAGAGTCGTTGTGACTTTTGCTGTTTTTCTATCATCTATTCTTCCAGCTAAAGCAGATATCACTGACGGACATTTTAGTACAAATCAAATTTTTGACGTACAATACTATTGGAGTGGAACCACTCTAAACGCAAGTAATTTTATTGCACCATTTGACATGAACTTTCAACACCCAACAGTCGGTTCAGGTCAATATTTCGCATTTTTTAACAGTACAACCAATCCGGGTACATATGGTTTAGGTTTGTATAATTCAGATGGCACACTAGCACAAGTATTACACGACACAGGTACATTGCAAGCCATTGGTCCTGATGCGTTGTTCTACGTTGGATCAGGATTTTTTGGTACAGTAATTACAACCAGTGCCGGTTACAATTATGGAGACAATGCAAGTTTCACTAATATGGATACCAGTGTAACATCTGCAGATGCTACAGGTTATACTTGGGCAAGTACTACACCACTGGGTGCTGGTCAAACAGCCGGAGGAGGATCACCGACAGTAGTTTCCACTGCTGCTGGAACACCTGTTGTGTCAACATCTACTAGTAACGGTGCAACCACATCTACCACAGTAGATACATTAGGGTCACCAACTGCGGTTACAACCGTAACTGACAGCAGAGGATCTCTCAATGAGAAGGAGCTAACAATCACTAGAAATACAACCGTAGTTACAACAACACCAGTAACCAGGGTAGTGACTGATACAACTCCAGTAACAACAACCACTGTAACAACACCAACCACAGTAACAACTTATAGTGATGGTTCTACCACAACTACCAATGGCACACCTGTTACCACTACTTCAACAACTAATCAAGTTGTTACTACCACTTCAACTTTTAATCAGGTAGTTACAACAAGTGCTGGTCAAGATTACACCACAAGAGTTGATCAATATTCAGTATTAGCCCAAACTAACACGTTTGCTAATCTACTTAACTCTAATGATGTACTAAATCGTCACAGCATTGTTGATGGTGAACTTGTGTTTCGTGGAAATGTAGATGCGGGCGGAAGTATTAGTTTCTACACCTTGGGTGAACGAGCTGGCGAATATGCCAACGATGGTTACACAATTTCTACTAGTCGTTATGGGTTCGGTTTAGATAAACTGGTCAGAAACAATTGGGTTGTTGGACTAAATGTCAGTCGTTCAAGTACAAGTATGACAGGAAACGATGCCAGTGGTAATCTTTATAAAGATATGATTGCCGTAAACAGCACTGCGGTTGTTAAAAATTGGATTTTAAGTTCGCAGTTAGGCTACTCGCGTAATGCTATGGATTCTACACACAGTTTACCTGCACTGGGCTATTCAAACAGTTCTAGTACAAACGGTGATGACTACTGGTTTACAGCTAGGTTATATACACCAGATTTCCGCGGACTAAGACCGTTTGTGGGCGGAAGAGTAGAAAACAATCGTAGAGATGCTGTTATAGAATCAGGCAGTGCATTGACTGCAATGAGTTATGACGCAGTGAATACCACAACCAATACCACACACTATGGTGTAAGATTTGATCGTCAAGTAAATTCGTTTAACTTTTACGCCGAAGCAAGTCAAAATTCAGACAATGTTTTAGTGTCACGTATGGGTGTCGGTAAACAGCTAACAGAAAAAGTCTCTGTTATCCTAGGTGCTACACACCTTAAAAAAGACAGTATAGAAAGTACAGCAGGTAGTATAATGTTGCGAATAGGCTTTTAACTTAGTACAAAAAGCCCCGCAAGGGGCTTTTTTATTTCGGAGCAAATAAGTATTAATAAGTTCGATTACCATTGGTCCATCAAAAAATAATTATAAAGGATCACGAATGTTTAGCCCAATATACAGGGTTATAATAGTTTCAAACGGGCAGCGGGGGTCATGGATCCGTTAACCCTCTTTGCCCTTGCCAATGGCGCTGTTCAGGCTGTCAAAAAAGGCTGTGAATTATACAAAGAAATGTCCAGCGTGGCCGGAGATGTCAAAGGCGTTCTCAAGGACCTCGACGAGCAATTTGGAGCTAAATTTCGAGACCGTAGACCCACAGTAGCTGAGAAGAATCAATATATCGAAGAAAAAAATCGTATCATTGAACTCAGCAAAAAACAACCCGACGATATCTATACACAAATTGGCGAAGAACTAGGCACTTACTTTGAAAATTATGCTTATTGCAAAGCAATATTTGAAGAAGAAGAAAAACACGCCTATGACGTATATACTGGCACAACCAGTATTGGTAAAAGAGCATTACAGCGTGTGCTAATGTTGAGCAGACTCCAGGCAATGCAAACAGAATTGCGCGAAATCATGGTATACCAATGTCCACCTGAGCTAGGAGATCTGTATACCAGAACCGAAGCCATGATGGAGCGTATTCAAAAAGAGCAGGCCATTGCAATCAAATTAAAAAGAGAGCGAGACATAATTGCAGCTAAAAAAAGACAACGAAGAATTGATCATATTAAATGTAATGCTTACAAGTATGGTATAACTGTTATTTGTCTTATATATGCTTTTTGGTTGGGATGGGCAGTTGTGCAAGTAAGAATGGAAGACAGACCTGAATTGGGTCGTTGTTTGATACCCAAAGGAACTTGGCCTTACGAACATTACAATAATTTAAAGTGGGTAGATTGTGAGCCAAAATAATAAAGTTAAATATACATCTAAGGCCAACAGTGGTCTAGTTATTAGAATGCATTTTGAACATAATTACAGTGTACAGGATATTTGTTTAAGACTTAGATACCCCGAAACTGTAGTGGAAGAAATTATAATAAGACACTTAGAAGAAAATGACAAATCCAGGAGTAGTTAAGGCTGTAATAGAATTACACAAGCAAGGATTTTCTTATCTAGCTATTGCTAAGTCTCTTAATCTACATTTAAATGCCGTAGTGGAGATTATAAATGAATACAGCTGATTTTTTAACTTTAGGTCTAAGATTATTCTTTTGGATAGTAACAACCCTGGCAATTGGTCAGGGAAGCGTGTTTGCAATCATAATATGCTTGACAGGTTTTTTAATTATAGAAAAATTCCTTGAAGACATACAAACTGAACGGAGTTAATCTATGAACAAAATAATTTTTACATTATTAACAATCCTGTCTATTGAAGCAACGGCGCAAGAATTTCCACTGTCAATCACAGAAAACAATCAAATCATTTACAATGAAGCTGATTGGCAGCAGGCAGCACAATCTAATATATTTCAATTGTCTGTACACAAAGTTTCAATAAATGTTCGCCAACAACAAGTTCCTGTATATTCACTTACTGAATTCAACAATCCAGACGGACAAAAATATGAAATGTTAGAACAACCTGTTTACAAAATTTATACTTTTGGCTTGTTAGATTGCCAAACTGCTCTGTTTAACATTATGAATCATTGGTTTGTTGACAAAGACAACAAAATTGTTTACAATGATGTAAAATCTGTTGGCTCATATATAGTTGATATGAGAGCCAACAATACTCCTCGTAACGATTTATTCCGTCTGGTTTGTAATAAATGACTATTCGCTTTCTAATAACAGCAATCATAATGATTGTTAGCAGTTCCGTATTCTCTGCTAACATATCAGCTAAATCGTGGCTTATTGCAGATGGCGAAGGCAATATTCTTGAACAAGAAAATATCAATATTCAGCAACCTATTGCCAGTATTACAAAATTAATGACTGCAATGGTGGTATTAGACTCAAACGAAAATTTAAAAACAACAGTTGTCAAGAGATTTCGCGGACTGACAGTCACTAGAGAGCAACTACTCAATCTTGCAATAATAAAATCAGACAATCAAGCAGCCAAAATGTTGTGCGAATTATACCACCGTGGATATAAACAGTGCATTGAAGATATGAATCACAAGGCGCAAATTTTAGGAATGCGTGATACAAGATTTGAAGATAGCAGTGGGCTAGACAATCGTAATGTAAGTACACCGCAAGATTTAATAAAACTTTTATTAGCAGCGGAAAAATATCCTGCCATTGTGTATGCCAGTAACCAAAGCGTTGGGGAACTGCTAAAACCCAAAAAGAAAAAAATTCTTAAATGGCGCTATACAAATACCAATCCGCTAGTGGCCAAATATAATGTAATTGTGAGCAAAACTGGATATGTACGTGCCAGCGGTGGTTGTTTGATCATGAGTATAATTATCAAGAAACAAAAAAAACTTTTTGTTGTTTTGAATAGTTCTACAACCAGAACAAGAATCCATGACATGGAACAATTGATATTGACTACCATTCAAGAAGAACACAATCAAAAGTAATTTGATAAAATAGTTAAAATAAATACGTTACTTATTCAATAATTGATTTTTATAATCATTAAAATTCAACAAGGACAAAAAAATGACAGTAGGTTTTATTGGTTTGGGTAAACTAGGCATGGCTTGTGCAGAAACCATGGCTGGTCATTACGCTGTAACCGGTTATGATATAAATTCAAAGCAAAGCAACAAAATTAAAATATCGGACAATTTGCGTGGTGCAGTTACAGGCAAAGAAATTGTATTTGTAGCAGTACAGACCCCACACGATCCGGATTATGATGGTTCAAAACCAATAACTCATTTACCCAACAAAGATTTTGATTATACTATTGTAAAGAATGTTTTAAAACAAATTGATCAATGGGCAAGTCCAGATCAACTTATTGTTCTTATTTCTACTGTATTACCCGGCACAGTTCGTAGAGAACTCAGAGACTGTATTACTGTTCCACGTTTCATTTATAATCCATATCTTATTGCAATGGGCAGTGTAGAATGGGACATGATAAATCCTGAAATGGTGATCATTGGTACCGAAGATGGTAGTGAAACTGGTGATGCTCGATTACTGATTGATTTTTATCGACCGTTAATGCAAAACAATCCTCGTTATGTTGTGGGCACGTGGGATGAAGCAGAATCAATTAAAATATTTTATAATACATTTATTAGTACAAAAATTGGTCTAGTAAACATGATTCAAGATGTTTCAATGAAAAACGGAAACATCAACGTTGACATAGTTACCGATGCATTAGCCAATAGCACAACACGTATTATGAGTCCCAAATACATGAAGGCGGGAATGGGCGATGCAGGACCTTGTCATCCACGTGATAATATTGCATTACGTTGGCTTGCAGAAAAGTTAAATCTTGGTTATGATATTTTTGACACAGTAATGAACGCACGTGAACAACAGGCAAAAAATTTAGCTAGATTTTTAAAAAGAATTCAAATTGAAAAAAACTTACCTATTTTTATCATGGGCAAGGCATATAAGCCTGATGTAGATTATTGTGATGGAAGTTATAGTTTGTTAATCGGACATTACCTAGAAGAAATACAAGCAAAGTATTTTTATATTGATCCTCTCACTGGAGACCAACCTCCGTTCGACGAAGTGCCAGTAATTGCATTTTTGGCTCATAATAGAGAAGTCACATACGGTTATACTGGAAATCAAAACGAACAAGAATTTTATTGTAAATTAGAAACAGGTAGTGTGATTGTTGATCCGTGGCGTAAATATCCCAAGAGCAGCGAAAAATATACTGTGATACATTATGGCAACACACGAATGGTTTAACATAGCTCCTTTTTGGGACGATGAATTTAAAAATTTGAATTATCGAAAAGAAAAATTCAACGACCCCGGAGCAGTGTTAGAATGGCAAGACGCAGGACACACTGGCCCATTTGGTGGATGGATGTGTGATATGCGAGACACACAACCAGTTTGGAATAATCAGTTTATTGATTTTTTTTCTGTGTTAGGATGGAAAAATATTGGTACAAGTTACTACAGAATGGATCCCGGCAGTTCGTTGCCCATACACAAAGACACTTATCAAAAATATATAGATTTGTTCAATTTAGAAAATCAAAAACACAAGATAAAGCGAGCAGTTGTATTTTTAGAAGATTGGCAGTCCGGGCATTATGCCGAATGTAACAACGTGGCTTTTGTTGATTGGATAAAAGGATTCACTCTGACCTGGGACTGGGATGCTCCTCACGTGGCAGCTAATTTAGGAATGACTCCTAGATACACATTACAAGTTACCGGACACGTATGATTCATAGTTACAACGAATGGGATTCTATCAAAGAAATAGTAGTGGGTCGAGCAGATTTTGCCAACTGGCCCAGCACAGATCCTGTATTTGCATTAGAAAGTGAAAAAACAACTTGGAAGGAAACTCCTGTACCAAGTGGTCCTGTTCCAGACTGGATTATCAACGAGACCAATGAAGATTTAGATATGCTGGCTCTGGTACTTGAACGTTGTGGTGCTGTTGTACATAGACCCAAATCTTTAAACTATCAGCAGCTGGGCGGTATGTACGGATACTGTCCCCGGGATAGATTATTAATTTATGGCGACACCATAGTCGATCCTGCCATGATGTATCCGTGTAGAGATATGGAGGCGGAAACTCTAGAAAATGTCATATATCGAGCCAACACTGTACACATTATGCCGCGCAATGAAAAAATGACCTTAGATGCTGCTAATATTTTACGTCTAAATGATAAAATGTTATTTTTGGAAAGTGTTAGTGGAAATCTTAAAGCAGCAAGCTGGTTAATGAAAAAGTTTCCTGATGTTCAAATTGAAATATGTAATTTTTATTCCGGAGTACATATTGACAGCACAATTGTGCCATTGCGCGAAGGACTGGTAATGGTTAATGCCAGTCGGGTAGATGCAAGTAATTTACCTAGTGTGTTTGATAGTTGGGAAACAGTTTATATCCATGAAGATGATATTGTGGAACAAAGTTTTTATCAGTATCCTTATGCTAGTAAATGGATAGCTCTAAATATGTTGTCGGTTGATCCTAGTACTGTAATTGTTGATAAACAACAAATCAAGCTAATCAAAGTATTAGAAAGTTACGGATTTACGGTAATTCCATTGCAGTTACGACACAGTAGAACACTCGGCGGAGGATTTCATTGTGTGACATTGGATTTAATCCGCCAAACTCAATAAATAACTTACAAATAAAAAAATAAAAGGTCATTATGAGTTTTGAAAGTTATACAGATTGTGTTTTACGTGCTTTTATTTTGCATACAAAACAGTCAGAAATTGTAAAAAGAAAAAAAGAGATTTTAGATGAAATTGCTGATTTTCATAATTTTGTCCCAAATACAGTTTTGTATGTTGGATTCAATCCCGCAATACTAGCAGACGTAACACCTAATATTACAGTTACTGAAATCAGTCAAGCTGCACAAGATTTTTTAAAGTCCAAAAACGTAGAATTCAATTTTGTTCAAAAAGACAAATTATTAAATACAAAACAAAAGTTTGATTCTGTTGTGGCTTTGGACGAATATTTTACTTTTGCTAGCACAGATAACTTGCAAAAAAATAAGGTTACAGAAATTTGTAATCTGGCTTCAGAATATATCATAACTACTTGTAGAGATTATAAAAATCAAGATTTCAAGGACAGAGAATTTTCTTCCCCTGCTCTTGTAAGGGATTCCAAGTCCAATACTATTTTTTTAGAATTTCATAATCATGACATACAAGATAGGAATTTTTGGCAATCAACTGTGTATCAAATTAATGGAACAACACTAGTGACTGCCGGACCGTTTAATAGAAGATCTATGTTTTTTAAACAGTTGGCAAAGTTTAGTCATGATACCGGAGCAGTTAGTTTTAGCGTACATAAAAATTTGATGTACAAAAGTTTAATCAAGAAAAATTACGAACACGTAATTAGTATTCGATTTGATAATGGATCTTAACACACACCTAGCAAAAATAGTAGAAGGTTTAGTAGCAGATATCACATCTAACGTGTTAGTTAGAGTAGACTCTGCCATTGGCGCTGCTATCAACAATAGATTGGCTGCATATGACTATACCAGTCATATTCAAGAAGCCGCTGCACTTGCGTTTGACCGACGTATAAGTGAATATACAATTGATTCAAAAAAACTTGAAAACAGAATAGTTGACAAAATTAAAGAAACATTAGATCTTGCTCAAGGAACAACTAAAGAATTAGTTGAAGCAAAAGTACAAGAAAATTTATCGTCGACTGATTTTCAAAAAGCTATTACTGATTCAGTGAGTGGTTTTTTATCTGCTAGACTGGCAGATTTTGATTTTCCTCCGAATAGTATAAATCCAATTTCTATTAGATTAGAAGATTTACATATATCTGGTAACAATGTCGCCGGCGGAATAATAGAAAATTTCAGTAGTTCTGGAATTGATGATCGTGCCACACAAGTTGCGTTGACTATACTTGATGATACTACAGTGGTTGAAAATAATTTACTTACAAAGGACCTGACTGTGGAAGGTTCGATGACAATAAACGGAAGTTTTATTGTCAATGGCGAAGTTCCAGAAAGCAGTGAATTTTTTAAAACTTTAATTACTAATACTACCACTAACACTTTAAATTCTTTAAATAACAATCTTTTTACAAGATATAGTAATTTAATTTTTGATAAGATAAAAAATGAAGGAATAGATATTACTAAAATATCTTCTGATGGAATTGAAGTAATAAGTTCAAGTTCTTTGGGTTCCGGAATTGTTAATAGTAAACTTCAGTCATTGGGCGAACTTCGGGATCTTACTGTAAAAGGCGAGAGTTTGTTTGCACAAACAATGTACGTGGGACCAAAGAGAGTGGGCATTAATACCATCGAACCATCGGCTGCTCTCAGTGTATGGGACGACGAAGTTGAAATAACTGTCAAGAAAAAATCAAAAGATACAGGTGTGCTAGGAACACCAAGAAGCCAAAAACTAATTTTATCGTCAAACGGTAAAGATAATGTAATACTTTCTGACGATGGATCTACACAAATTGATCATTTAAAAATTGGTGCAATTAAATTTACAACATCAGGTACCCCTCCAAATTTTACAAGTGATCGATGCCATATCGTCTGGAATACCAACCCAAATCCTGGGGGTCCAATGGGATGGGTATGTTTAGGCGGAGCCAATTGGGCTAACTTTGGCATTATAGACTAATGCTCAATAAAACATTTTGTTCTAGTCCGTGGTTTCACGTAAGACTGTCCTACGACGGATCGTTTGAGCCTTGCCGCTGGGCAAAAAATCCTACCAAGAAACATTCATTTCAAAAAGAATCACTATTAGAATATTACAATAGTGATCAAATGAATAGTTTAAGGCAGCAACTACTGTCCGGAGAAAAACCAGACTATTGCTCCACGTGTTATTACGAGGATTCATTCAACAAGCTCAGTGGAAGAATAAGGCAATTGAACAAAAGTGCGATTGATGCCAAGAATTTTGATTTGACATTACGCAGCAGTCCACATTATGAAAATTTCAAATACAGTTTTGATAACAACGGTCAAGCCAATATTGGTCCAGTTGATTTACAAATTGATTTAGGTAATACTTGCAACAGTGCCTGTATAATGTGTGATCCGGTGGCAAGTAGTAAACTAGAAAAAGAATATCATAAATTAAATTTTATAAATCCGCAACTGTTTCGACAGCCTGTTTCCTATACACCGTGGACTCATGATCCTGAACAATTGGATCGTTTTATCTTGGAATTAATCAATATTCCCAATATACGTTATATACATTTTTTAGGCGGAGAAACGCTGTATGAAGAATCTTTTTACACAATATGCGAAAGTTTAATAAAAAATAATCTTGCCAAAAATATCATTGTGGGTACTACCACCAACGGCACCATTTTCAATGAGCGGATACAAAAATTTATAGAAAGTTTTAAGCAATTTCATTTGGGTATTAGCATAGAGTCAGTAACCAAATTGAACGATTATGTGCGTTGGCCTGGTCGCATTGATTCAATATTGCCAAACATTGATAAGTTTCTAGCCCAGAGAGAACATAATCCGGGCTTGTATATTTCTCTGCGTATTACTCCTAATGTTTTTACCATATCAGAAATAGACAAGATTTTTGTTTATATGATGGAACGTGGTGTAATTGCAGAAAGTTGTAATATATTACACAATCCGGCATCATTGCGTATAGAACTTATACCCGATGATATACGTTGTTTGGTTAAAGAAAAATTAGAAACAGTAATTGATTATTATGAATTATCAAAACAAAATGTAATCAATGTTCGTCGATCGGACCAGGTCAGTAACGTAATAGCCGATGTGATTCTAGATTATTATCAATTTATTTGCAATTATCAAGTTCCTGATAATGCAGAACAATTGAGATATGAACTAGTGAATTTTATTAAAGCATTTGAATCAATTAGAAAAAATTCAATATTAGATTATGCGCCAGATTACGAAAAATTTCTCAGACATTACGGCTATTGATACCAACAATCTACTCCAAGTAGAAATTACAGTAATTGAACACAACAATCCCGCATATTGTTTCACAGTGAACGATCTGCCAATGAAATCACAAATGTATTTTGACTTGTTGGACTCCTTGCATTTTCGTTGCAAAATCAATAACGGAGCCGTTGAAATTGCCAAAATTTCAATAAACGGAAATGAGGTGCTACCCATATATCAACACTTGGCTGATCCGTCTACGGCCTGGATTACTGGTAATTGGGAATTTGTAATAAATGGTCCGTTTTATCTGTGGTATCACAAAACAACCGGACAAGGCTGGACGGCTTGACCTAATCTAAATCTGCTGCTATAATGCAGTATGACTACCTTAGTTTTTGATCACAGAGAATGGAAAAAGTTAAAGGCCCGTATAATAGACGAATACGGTGCTGGAATTTTTTTTATATCTTGGCGACTAAAAAGAGAATTAGGTTTTAGCGTCAGAACACATACTTTTTACGACAAATATGCTCAACGAATTTCGGATATTCGATTGGATTTTGACGATCCTGCACAGGCTACCTTTTTTCAAATTAAATATCTATGACCACTAATGCATATCTTGTTTACTGGTGTTCGGAAGGACTAGAGAGTGTGATTCCCATTACCCAATACGAACATTGGGACGCGGAAAATACTTTCAGGATCCTTAACAATGAGGAGACTGTTCGTAATCCAATGAACGGTGTTCTGCAGGGTATGCTGCTAAGGGCCAGAGTAAATAGTCAGCGTCATTATGAATTGTATGCCGTTGATTGCGACACCAGCATAACCAAAGAGGACCTAGAGCAGATGTTTGATAACAATCCGCAAACAGCAGCTGATTTAATTAGGTCCCGCGGTCATAAAATATACTGTAATCGCGCATATAAAAATCACGTAAAAATTACATGAACTTAGAAGAGGTCGTGCTTGCACAAGCAGCGAAAGAAATGCAAGCGGCAATAGATCTAGAAGTTTTTAGATCATTTTTTGATAACAGATCCATGAAAATAGTTTGGGAAAGAGATACAGAAAAATCACTTGTTCTATACGCAAGAATCTCATATGACCACGGACCTGTTACTCTAACGGGACTAAGAGAACACGATCTTGAACCCGTACAGGAATGGTGTATGCACAATAGATGTGGTCGTAGAACCAGTTTTCATCAGTTTCGATTTCGTAATGAACAAGAAGTCACAATGTTTTTGTTAAAGTGGGGTTGATATGCAATTCTCTTTTAGGTATGCGCCCAAATGGTTTCACGATCATATTTTAAACTATTATACTGATGAATTACACGCTATTCAAAAAGCAGCTAAAACCATTCCTGACTACGATGATCAACAATTTAAACAAATTGCTGTAGATTTTTTTACCAGTAAAGGTTTCACAGTGTGGTTAGACGAAAGTAATCACATATGGTTTGAGATAGATCCCGATAGTGCCGAATGGACTTTTGAAATATTAAGGAACTGATATGGAAATCATTACAGTTTGGGTATTATCTATTCAGTTATGGTCCGACCCGCCACCGGCAATCAAATTGATCTATACAAAAGAATTTGCAACACGAGAAGAGTGTATGCAAGCTAGAGAGCAATGGATCAAAACTCCTTATCAATCATTATGTTTAACTAAAACCAAAAATGGCAACACTGTGGGAAAATGATAAAGATAGATTTATAGCCACTGGGCCGTTTGATGACGAAATGCCCCATTACTATATTATTATCAGTGACTTTCGTTGGTGGGCTGCTAACGAACCCGAAATATATCGCTGGATGGATCAATGCTTGCCGCGAGGCAGAGAACATCAGCAGGGCATGGTGGTGGTAATTGAAAATGAATCTGATGCCAGTAACTTTTTATTACGGTGGAATGGATAATGGATCACAACTTTGAACAAGACATGAAAGATGCTGCTTGGTTTGTAGCAAAAGTACGAGATAGTGATGCATACTCACAAAACCTTTATGCCGCACTATGCAACAATGCTTTCCAAAAAATGGAGGTTGTACCTATACTTAAAGATGCTATATGGTCCTGCACCTGGCGTTATGCCGGCGGGGTAGTTGCTGATATTCGTTGCCAAGGCGATTACATGGATTGGTATTGTTCAGGTATCCGCGGTGATCCTGACGAAATTGATTATGCTGCGGCCGAAGCTCAAGGATTCGAACTTAGAAAATATGTGCCCGAAAGTATTATTACTAATGAAATTAGACAGGATTTTCGAAAGTTAGGTTGGACGGTAGTAGAGGATTACTATGACGATGGTATATAATGCAAGCATACAACAAACGTTATTGGCCGCACCAGTTTAGAATGTTGCCCGAACCAGACGCTTGGGAACAGGTTTGTCGCCTTGAAGCATTTTGCTACGAGCATTATCGAAGTGGCAATTGGCGCAACAATGGGTTGTACTTTGTATTCAAACGAGAACAGGATGCTACACACTTTTTACTACGGTGGGGTGGATAATGACTTTTTACAAAGTAGTATACGCCAAATACAATGATATAGAAAGCGGGAAACTTCGCAGTTATAAGGATTGGTTAGTTGATCAATGGTTAGAAGAGCATTGTCAAGCACCTTATTATCACGACCCCGGCTGGACCAAGGAAAAGTTTATTCAATTTGAAAATAGCGAAGATGCTGTAAATTTTGCATTGAGGTGGTCGTGAATAAATTTTTTATTGACTATAGATACAACCACATTGGTTTCACCGAGGTATCAACTTGGCGACAAATCGTTGAGATAGAAGCGTGGTGTGATGCTATGGGCAATTATAAAGTTTTAGGCACCGGCATTGTGTACGAGACTGAACAGGATTTATCGGCATTTTTGTTGAGGTGGGCGTGAACAGTAGACAACGCAGACAAGATCGCAGAGAATGGCGATATAGTATAAACTTAGGTTCTAGACCCTATGATGACTATGCGGCTATGTTTGCCTGGCTCAGCGAACGACATGGTAGAAAGATAGCTAGATGTGGTTGGCGTAGTAATATAGAACCAAATAACAATACCGACGATGAGTATTTTTTGGTGTGGCAATTCACACGTGATCAGGATGCAGCGGAATTTGCACTAAGATGGGCATAATGAACAAAGTTACAGTACCTTTCAAAACAATGCGAGATAAAAAGGCGGAGATAGAATCTTGGCTGACAGCAAATGCCGGCCGTGGCAGTGCCAGATACGGCGGTCGAGAAGGTTCAATCAGTCATTGGCTCAACGGAGACGATTGGTGTTATTATAATCAATGGACTGTGGGCGATGTGGAGGACTTAGAAACTACCAGTACTACTTTTGTATTTCGCGATGAAAAAGCCGCAACAGAATTCGCATTGAGGTTTGCATGAAACATCTTAAACGGCGAATTCTTATTAGACAATATGATTTTCATCGAATTCAAAGTCGTGCTCAACAGGTGTATGATAGTGTGAGCTTTGAACCCGTTACATTAAAAGAAATCAAGCACGAACATTTGTTTCGAGTTTTAAATGGGGCGAAACTACCTGAACCAATGTACGGTGAGTATCACTATCCAAGAAATTACTTGTATGCCATGCAGAATTATCTGTATGATAAGAACTATGTAGATTGGTTTAGCAAATACGACGAGGATGGATACATGTATATACAGAGCAAGCGAAACGCACCCGAATCAATGCTAGGATGGGCAACTTTTGAATATGATTACTGAAAAATTACGAAAATGGCGCGATCGAATCTATTGGCGACTTGTAGACTATGTCGAAATAGATGTTAAGTGGCCATCAGGTGAAATAGTGGTAGATCATAATGATCCACGCTGGGCAGACTTGGGAGGCGCTGTTTGGATAGGATTCGAATCCGCAGATCCAAACGACCACTATCGCCCATTTCTTGAACAATGGATTGGACGCCAAGGTTGGGATTGGGATTGGCATTTGGCTTGGCACGGACGCAATATCGAAACCGGCGAACAAAACGGACGATTAACAATTCGGATGCATCGTAAACACGCCATTTATGCTAGTCATATCGCTCTGATGTGGAATTGACACAAATAGAATTAACTGCTATTATTATAATATGGAATCTAATCAAATTACTTTTAATCATAGCGGCGATGCTGCAGATGAATGGATTAAAATCACTAAAGAAGGTTTTTATGTGCGCGGCGTACGAGTCCCTGCAGATGAAAAAGAAGCTGTAACCGTTTATAACGCATTTAAGGAGTGGTTAGCATGGGCGAACATGACACGACAATAATTGGTTGGGAACGAACGCATTCGGGTAACTGGCGCCCTGTTGAAGAACTCAAAGAAGGTTACATTTATACCGCAGCGGTAATTGGTTGTAGTCAATGTAATCGAATCGTTAGCGGTATGGGCGGACCAAGGACTTATGTATTATGTTTAGAATGTTTTGCTCGAGCCGAGGAAAATAAGTGATGACAAGTATGCATACCGACGCTTTAGGCAAAGACATCGAAGTAGATGACTATGTTGCGTTTCCGCAATCTAATAAATTAATGATAGGTAGAGTAGCCAAACTCAGTAATAAAATGCTTATTATAGAAGCTGTTATAAAAAAACGAGTTAATCGTTATGGTGAACAAATAGTAACTTATCGCAAATACCCCAAGGACAGTGTAGTTGTTGATCACGACGCCGGACTCACAATGTATGTTATGAAAAACACATGAACAAACAGATTCAAGAATTAGCCACACAAGCAAAGACTTTGGTTCCTGCTGGATTACCAGTTGAGCAGTGGATAGAAACTTACAACGAACTATTTGCTCAACTCGTTGTCGAAGAATGTGCGGCCTGTTGCGGCTCGCAAGCGGATCGGCGAAATATCCGACTACGATTTGACTTACCTGTCGAAAGCAGTGTAAAATACCCTAGTCCTGAACCGCAATGTCATCATTCCCAGTATGGCCGTAAATATAATATTCCGGAGATTTAATATGGAATGGACCAAGGATTTAGCATTATTTTTATTCTTTCCTGCTATAGTAGTGTTGGCAGCAATCCTCACTTATAAGGGTGCAGCAAACAATTATAAAATCGTTCGAGTTACAAATACGCTAGGCGAAGAAAAATACGAAGTATATTTTCAATACGAACGTTTTGATTGTTCTGGTTGCAATTGGCGCTTAGAAGAAACATTTGAGACTGAGCAACTGGCTGATGAATTCATTGCAAGACAATACCAAAAAAGAGAAGTAGTACGCGAAGGCAAATTAAAACAATGATCAAACGAATTGGCTTTGCCTGCAAGTGGCTAAATGATCCGTCAGAATGTGGCGGTATGAAAGTGAACGCCGTGGATCGTGACCTTAACGGCCGTAGTACCACTATGCGATGGTTGCGCGAACATCCCGAACAGGCCGAACAGCGTCAATGGGATATTATGAATCACAATGCTGCTGCTGCGGTCAAAATGATTGAGCGTGTGGCCACCTTGCCCGCTGAACGCAGAATGGTACGTCTAGGTTCAGAAATGCTGCAAGGCTATACCGAGAAAGACTGGCAGTCCTGGTGGCAACAGGCCGATGTACAACGGCATCTAGAACAAATTTTTGCACCCATTGGTGAAACTGCTAGACGCTTGGATGTTAGGCTCAGCTTCCATCCTGGACAATTTTGTGTACTAGCATCAGAAAACGACAATATTGTAAACAGATCAATCGAGGAGTTTGAATATCATGCAGATATGGCAAGATGGATGGGCTATGGCCGTTCGTTCCAGGACTTTAAAATCAATGTCCACATCTCAGGCAAACGCGGTCCAGACGGCATCCGTGCTGCGCTCTCTAGACTCAGTCCAGAAGCCAGGAACTGCATCACAATCGAAAACGACGAAATGTCTTGGGGTCTCGAAGCCAGTCTCGAATTGGTCAACGATGTCGCCTTGGTATTAGACCTGCATCATCACTGGATCGCAACAGGAGAATACATTGACTATAGAGACGATCGTGTTAAGAGGATTCAAGACAGCTGGCGTGGTGTTCGCCCTGTTGTGCATTTTAGTACTAGCAGGGAAGATGTGTTGGTGGGTCATCCAGACTTTGTTAAACCAGATCTCGCAGATCTTTTAGCAGCTGGATACAAAAAACAAAAACTACGAGCACATTCGGACTTTGCGTGGAATCTTGCTTGCAATGAGTGGGCACTAGAGCATAATTCGTGGGCAGACATCATGGTCGAAGCCAAAGGCAAAAATTTGGCTAGCCAGCAATTGCACGAACAAAGTCTTTCTCAAGCTCTAGTCTAAAATCACTGGCCCAATTTGTAGTCATAATATGAGTAAAATTATGTTCTACAATTGGGCGTATTCTTTCTAGTATTTCCTCTTGCGGTTGATTGGCCAACCACTTCATTTGTTCCCAGGCCAACTTCCAACGAATTAACGCATCAATTTCTTCATCGTAGCTTTCGTCAATTACACTGTCAAAAGTTTTAAATCCTAATTTTTTAAGATTTTTCAAATAAAATCTTCCTGCAAACATAACAAACAGTCTTTTTGCAATCATTGGCTTGCTAGTTTTTTCTGTGAAGAAAGAAAAATTATCCTGGAAGCAAGTTTCAGCAACAACGCTGTATGCTGTTTGATTGTAAACATTAATAGGAATAACCTGACTCAAACTCATTGGATGTCCATAATAATTCACAGTATCGACAGTCCAATTAAGTTTTTTGATTTTTTCGACTCCAGTATGTTCCCAAATCCATTTTTCTGGATCATTGTATAGTATGGTGTCATTTGAATCAAAATATGTAATTATTCCAATGCCGGGATAGCTTTGAGTGTGTTGAAATAATTGATCTCGGTGTAATTTTTTCCTGCCTAATAGAATATCAAACGCTCGATACTTGATATCAAAAGGGTGTAATCTTGTTAAAATTTCTGGTAACCAGTGCCGATAAAAATATGTACTGGTTTCAAACCAATCCATATAATGTTTGACTTGAGCAAAGTGCAGCTGAAAATTTAAACATCCACTTAGATAATATGTTATATTTGGTTTATCGTGTAGGCAAATAAAATTTACTATTTCTGGGTGAACTTCTGTTGTTATGATAAAAACCCGATCACATATGTCGCATAGGCTGTTGACTTTTTGTGAAAAATCTTGTTCAAACGGATAAGGTACGTGTAATGCTGCAATTTTAACTTTGGCCCCAGAACGCAAAAATTCGTCAAAGTCATTGTAACTTGCACAATCAACCAATGGGTCTAAGTGCTCTAATTGTGAAAGGTGATATCTAATAGAGTCGGAGTCGTAATAGACTCCGACGTGTGGATAAAGCATCGATTACTTTTTGGCTTTTTTTGCTGCGGTTTTTTTAACAGTTTCCTTGGCTTTGGCCACTGTCTTCTTTGCAGCCGTCTTGGCTTTGGCTGCGGTTTTTTTGGTTTTTTCAACTACCACTTCGGCCGCAGCTACAGCATCGGCAACATCAACTCGACCGTCTTTGTTTACATCTAAAACACTGCTTTTTGTAGCACCGTCCAATGGATGCGAACCTGAATCTTCAAATTTATGGTCTCGCCACAGGAACCAACCTAAAACACCAATTACTGCAATTAATAGAATTACTAATTCCATTTTGAAATCTCCTTGAAAATATGTAAAATATTTAGCGATTTTAAACGGCAGAATAAAATCATTATCTGGGTAGATTAAATGTTGCAGTGCCGCATAAATTATAGTATAATACAGTTACATTAACTTACAGGAGATTCAAATGTATAATGTTGATACACTGGTTGATAACGCAGCCAAACAAACCAAAGCCATTTTTGCTCATATCCCCAACGAAGAAATTCGCACAGGATTTGAAACTCTAGTGGACGCACAGGCCACTTGGACCAAGACTGTTGCTGCTGTTGGTACAGATATGGCCAAAACCGTTGCAGAATCAGCAACCAGCTTCATTCCCAAGCAAACTTTTGCTAAAAAGTAAACTTTGTTGTTAAAATACAACATTCAAAGCCCTGCTTGACAGGGCTTTTTCTTTATGTTATTATATAGACTTGTTAACTCTATTAGAGGAATGTACTGTGAACAATTTGTTATTAAATTGCCGCCCACACACAGTTTTTGACGCAACTATCAAAGAACATCGCAAGGCATACTTCAATTTTCTTAAATATTCTACCTGGGGGCGCAGTCCTTATCAGTTCATACTTGAACCTGGTTTTGAGGACATTCCCACTCTTTGCCGCCATCGTCTTTGCGAGTATTATGTTAGCAAAGAATTCACACCAGTGCGGCCTACCTTAAAATCTAACAATCATAACGGAAATAAATTGACTGTGGTCAAATTGTCTCCGAAAAGTGATTGACCAAAAATCGCAATTTTGCTTATAATAGAAACTGTTCAATTAAGAGAGGTCGCAATGGGTTTAGATATGTATGCTTACGCCGCCGCCAAAGCCAATGAAGAGTGGGGCACTGGATCACAACGAGAAATTGCCTATTGGCGCAAACATCCTAACCTACACGGGTGGATGGAACAACTTTGGCGCAGTCGAAACACAGACCCTAGTGCAGACCCAATGTTCAACGGCATTGAACTAGAACTGTTTTGGGAAGATCTAGAACATTTGGAGGAGGACATTAAAAATGGCAGGCTCCCATCTACTTCTGGTTTTTTCTTTGGTGATAATAGCGATGATTATTATCGGTCTCAAGATCTAGAATTCATTCAAAAAGCCAGAGCAGAGATTTTCACCGGACTCAAAGTTTTTTACAACTCATCTTGGTAAGAGGACACATATGACCAAAGCACAACGATTTGCTGACGAAGCTGTTTACATTCTACAACTGAATACTCGTGATGCAGTTAAGTACATTCAACGCAATGCCGGTTGCGATGAAATGTCGGCTATGACCGCATTTAAATCCACGATCGTAACTAAAAAGCAAAAATGAAACAGTTAGTTATTGTTTGCTTTTTGTTTTTAACGGCTTGCTCCACCAGACACGTGAGTAATAACACGTTCTGGTATGCGGACTGTTATATTAAAAAAGAACAAGAAGCAATGATAGCGCAGTCGGAAGCCTTGTTGTCCCCCAACGACTTTGAAAAGCGCCGTACTCTGCGAAGAGCCTACTGGAATCTTCAGAAAGAATGTAAATGAAGAAAATGGTTTTGTGTGTTGTATGCAGTTTTTTAATGGCTTGTAGCACTCCTGCTAGAATGAGTGTCGGGGGTCTTGAAAATTTCAAGTACAACTGCGATAAAAGACACGAACAATACCATTTTCTCGAAAATCAAAAGTACAGCTATAATGAACGATTCATGGTTGGAATGCAAATGAATAGCACCGTGGGTGTGTTATCTAATTTATTTCACGGCACTTATCAAGACAGCAAAGATACCATAGAATCCAAACACGAACGATTGATAGAACATCATCAAAGAAAATTGAAAGAACAGTGCAGGTACGAAGATTCAGTCCGAGCTGACAACGAAAGAATGGAAAAATGGGCCAGACAAAGAGAAAATGGATCACGATAATCCTTTTGCTTCCAATTACAGCAGCAGCTGAATGCTTTACAGAATCCGTGATTGCCAGTCGTGCCGGCGCCGAAATTCGCGAAGTTGCTGAGTACGAAAAATCTGTTAGCACACTCGGTAACAAGCAAACCTGCATAGTGAGATTCAAAGCCAAAATTGGTAATAAATGGCACGAAGCAAGGGCAGAAAGTCAAGGGCTCATAACTGACAGCACAGACCAAGTTTGCTCTCAGGCCATGCAAACGGGTCGCATCAGAATTTTAGAAAAAGTTGAAGGATTTGCATTACATTCTACCCAAACTCAATGGTGTAATGATTTCAAAATCCCACAGATTCGTAAAGGACTTAACAAAAACGATACCTTTAAAATCAGTGAACTAAAACCGCATCCGGCCGAACCAAACCCGTTTGAACATAAAGGTACACAGTGTAGATATTTTTTAGAATCGGATATTGATTCTCGAACCAATGATCTTAAACAATGGGAGATTATAGGATGTTTTATTAGAAATGAGTGGACAGTGGTTGACAAATTTTAACAAATAGGATATTATATGAACAAGAAAACAATTTTTGTGTGTTTGACTGTGTTTTACCTAGCTGGGTGTGGCACAGTGGGTGGTGCGATTTCAGGTGCTGGTCGAGACCTAAGTCGCGCCGGTGATTGGATTCAATCTAAATGAGGTTAACAATGAATAAGTTTGTTATTTTTATGGTTCCTGTTCTTGCTGCACTTACAGCCTGTAGTTCTGTACCCAACAACAACTACGATAAAAGAGCAGAAAAAGAAAGAGAACTAGATATTGCTTCTAATAAAATTATCAGAGCAAAAATGCCAGACTGGTATCAGTCCTTGCCCAAAGTAAACAATGCGGTATTGTCTCAAGGTATTGGTATCAGTGTAGATCCGCAAGGATCTGTGGACAAAGCCAAACTAGATGCATACAAAAGCATTTGTATGGCCGCCAATGGTAAAGTTGATATGGACAAAAGAAATTTCACGTCCGAGGTGGAAAAACAGTCCATTGAGAGATTTGAAGTAGCTGTACGTGCCATGTGCGAAAAAACAGCCGTGCGTGGAGTCGAATTGGCCCAGATAGACGGAGTAAAATCTCTACAAAGTTACGATTTGCCCAATGGTAGCTGGGTGTCTTTTGTGCTTATAGCTTTGCCAACTGGTCCAGCTAACGTGATACAAACTGAACATAATAGACAAGAGTTGTCAAAAGATGCATCTAAACGGGCAGACAAAATGTTTGACAACATGGACAAAAAACAATAATTGTTCCATTTAAAAAAGCCCCGCAAGGGGCTTTTTTTATGATTATACAAAACTTACCTAAAAATAAAATTCAATAAATACAAAATGCGCTTACGTGAACTAGAACAAAGATCCCTTGGCCGTCCAGAAATATTCCTAGACATGGACGGAGTACTAGCAGATTTCTTTTCGGAATATGCAAAACTAGCCGGTGTACCGCCCAACACACAGGGCAGATACGATTATCATGCCATCCCGCCTGAAAAGCGAGAACCTATAATACAGCAAATGGTGGGCACAGACTTCTTTTACAGACTGCCCAAATTTGCATCGGCAGATAGATTGGTAGCAATGGCTGTACAAGTATTTGGATATTATAACATTTGCTCTAGTCCGCTGCGTGGAGATCACAAGAACTCAGAAGCAATGAAACGTGCTTGGATTGCAGAAAATCTAGATCCGCAGCCCACAAAGATTATTATTACTCAGCGTAAAGGCAAATATGCCAAGCAGCAGGATGGCACGCCAAATATCTTAGTTGATGATCGTAATACTGTAATCTCCGAATGGGAACAATCTGGCGGCATTGGTATCAAGTATCAAGCAGATGAAAATGGCCTAGATACAGTGGCCCGTGGATTACGTCAGGCTTTTGAAATCCTTAAAGGACAGCGTGAGCACGAGCCTCGAAACATACAGAGCCAGGACTATGGTCGGATGATTGCCGGCCCACAGGACAAACAAGATGCGAGCTAGAGAATTTATACGCGAAGTAAAATTGGGACCTGGAGGTACTGTAGATACACAACAGTATGGATCTTCTACAGTGGATCAGCGAGGTCCCGGGTTGTCCTTGACAAGAGATGAACGAGGTCGTCCCGTTGAACCTGAACCAGGGCTAGAGGCTCCTTTGATTGATCCTACTGATATTGTTGGTCTAGGACCTAAGCTAGTCTCAAAAGGTATAGCCAAACTAGCACAAGGCGGCGCAAAACTAATGCAAAAAGCTCAACCTTATGCACTTGGTTTAGATATTACTCGACCCGCAGTAAAAAATCAATTGTATGATGTTCCTTATGGTGGAGCTAGTTTTAAACCAGGTTCAACACAAATGGGTTACAATATGCGAGGCGTATCCAGCCCGAAAGAAATCGAAGACATGATACGCACTGGCTATGTGAATCCACGAGCAGGTTTAAAGCCCAGTGATCCAGGATACGAAACCAAATATTGGGTACATACTGACAAGCCACAACACATGCCGCACCACGGACAAGCAGCCACTATACGAGTACCATCGAGCAAAACTCCAGTGGGAAGAGCCGTTAGTTCCAAGGATGTTGAAACATTTAATCAAGCAACAGGTACTTGGGATCCTTTAATGGGCGCAGCAGTTAATAAAGGAAGAAAGACGGGCAAATGAGAGCAAGTGATTTTTTAACGGAATTTTTAGACACCAATGGTGATGGCGGTAAAGAAGATCCTGACTCTTTTCCACTAACTGAATTTGCTGATATTATAGAACAATACTTAGGTCGTGGATATACAAGACAGGATAGAGAAAAACCTGAACAAGTTAGTGTGAAGTTTGAACCAAAAGACAAATCTCGCAACGGTGCAATACTTTACAGTGTAGTTGGCAAGCGAGGTGAATACCCTACTGTTAACGTTCATTTGCTTGACTATGAACAAGGATTTGGTAGAGGACGCAAAGCCGGTGTTGCAATACCAAAAACTAGAGACAATGCACTTAAACTTGCGGAATTAATTTTTAATGCACAATTAAACGAATTTTTAAACAAATTAACAGAAAGTACCTTTAGCGATCATGAAGAGCAATTACGCGACTTTGTTGCTTGGTGTGTAAAAAAATTAAAGATCAAACAAGCACTGCCCGAGATACGTTTTCAAGATGCCAAAGAAGGCCCAGACCAACATCACACTGGTTATTATAGCGACACCGATGATGTCATGTGGATCTACACAGGCAACAGAAACATGATTGATATTATGCGTACAGTGGCACACGAATTGACACATCGCAAACAACACGAAGACGGTCGGGTCAATGGCAATCAAGCATATCCGGGATCACCAATTGAACAAGAGGCCGATGCGGTTGCTGGATACTTAATGAAATTATATGGTAAAAAAAATCCGGAGATAATAGAATGAAAGCAAGAGAATTTATAAAAGAAGCAGATGCACTACAGATTCAACAAGGACCCGACATCAGTCCCGAACTTCGTCGATACAAAGAACGAGGAACACTAGATACATTTGGTAGCGACAGAGAATTTGGTGTACAGGATATTGTGGGCGGCGGCGCATCCAGAATAGCAAAAACAACACCTACTACACCTGGCACTGATCCTGGGTTTCAGCGGTCTATGGGAAAAATTACTAAAGAATTCGACCCTGTGCATCATCAGAGATTGTACCGAGAATATGAAAAAAATCCTCAGTACTTTATCCCCCCACCCAAATCAGGAGAGGATACCTATCACCATGCAAATAGTATGGCACAATTTGTAATGAACAGATTTCCCAACGCCGATATTGGTACTCTTAAAAATATTGTTACAGGGTTGTCGACAATTTCTGCAAAACAAGCATTGCGAGCAAAGCAAAATCGAGATCAGTAAAGGTTTAGTAATAGAATGAGATACCGTGAATTTGAACTAACCGAAGACGAGTTATTTGAACTCAAAATGAGTCCCAGCAATTTGGCTAGAATGGCCAAAAGCATTGATGCCAGAGCTGGCCTAGAGTTTGAACTTATAGTGCCGGGTGTACAAGATGAAGAGGAAGAATTTGAGTCAGAACCCGACTACGATGCCGATGAAAGATTTCCTATTGGGCCGGGATGGCGTAGAGATGTTGTTGAATTCTTCCGCGGCGGCGAAATGGGAAACAGTACCAGTTATATTGAAAGACGCATTGCAGAGCTAGATGAAAATTTTTACGGTTGGTTTGATGACGAAATAGAAAACTATATTGGTGGAGATGCTGGACAGGAACGAGCATTGGAAATCGCTACAGACAATGTTAGCGAAGATGATTACGATACCACAGAGGAATACCAATCTGCTCTACTTGCCTATATTGAACACAATGAAGATAAAATTAGAACAGAAATAGAAGAAGAATTACGGGATGATGCTGACAGTTTTTGGGAGCGTTATCTAGACGAAGAAGGCATAAACTCCATGGCCGACTTTGCCAACGAATACGATCTAGAGTGGCCGTACTGGACTCAACAAGAATATTATGGCGGTGGTGGGGCCAGCATTGATGCCGTTGCCCAAGATTTCTCAGATGCGATTGGTCGTTCAGTGAATGCTGCATCTGGTTACCACAGTGGTCGCAGAGAGCCCGGCAAGTATGTGGTAGAGCCTGATTCTAGCTTGCACGGTGACAACGGTGAATCAGGATTGGAGTTTGTTAGCCCGCCCCTGACTATTCCTGAAATGATAGAGGACATAGATAAAGTGGCCAAGTGGGCCGGTCGTGCGGGTGCTTATACAAATGAAAGCACCGGATTGCATATGAATGTGAGTGTACCCGGTCAAGCGAATCTAGACTATGTAAAATTGGCCATGTTCTTGGGCGACAATTACATATTGGAACAATTTGGTCGTGAAGGTAATACATACTGCAAATCGGCCTTGAATAAAATCAAACAAACAGCACGAGCCAATCCTGACCGTGTGGATGAAATGCTCAGGCAGTTCCAGGGTGGTCTCAATCAATTGGCCAGCAAACTGATACACACTGGATCAACTGAAAAATACACCAGTATCAATGTGCAAAGCAATAGAGTGGAGTTTCGTAGTCCCGGTGGTGATTGGCTTGGAGAGTATGCCAGCGACCCTGGTAAAATTACTAATACCTTATTACGTACAGTGGTAGCATTGGATGTAGCCACCAAGCCTGAAGAATACAAACAAGAATACTACAAGAAGTTGTATAAAACACTGAGTCAAGGTCAAGAAGATAGCAGTATTGAATACTTTGCCAAATATGCTGCCGGCGAATTGCCCAAAGCAGCATTGAAGAGTTTTATCAGACAGATACAAACCAAGCGCCAGGTTGGCAAAGAAAAACCTGATCAGACCCCAAGCAGAGATCAAGAGTTCACCGGTACTTGGGAAGTTGTTAGCCGACCCACTGACGAAGTTGTGCATACTATAAGTGGTATTGGTAATGTTGTTGCTGACGCCGAAAGACATGCTCAGATATGGGCAATCACAACAGGATTTGATGATCCTATCTATGTTCGCCCACAGATGCGACCAAGAGATTCTGACAGCTCTAATAGACCAGGTCCAGCAATTTATTCTATCATTGATAATCGTGATGGTGAAGTTTTACTCCCTGGGCAGCAAGGTACATGGGTTTATATTCAAACTATAGCAGATAATATAAGGAATAGACGCGGAATTCCTCGCGAAGATATTCGTATCATTGATATGGAACAAAATCGTGCATACTTACTCAGTGGGCAACCTGCTCATCCAAGTAGTCGGCCTACAGCAGGCGGCGAGCAAAGTTCTGACGCTAATTACGAAATTGTAGATTATAGTACTGCAGAAGCAGTTCCGGTGTTTAGATTTATCGCTAACACTGATCAAGATGCACAAAGAAAGTTTC